CTGCGCCACCGACAACGAAACAACGTATATAAATCCAGCTTCTACTCCGGCTCCTATTTCGTCCATTTCGATTACTCTTTCGATGTGTTCGATTAAGCCTGATTGAAGAATGGCTTGGCGTAGGTTTCCGGTGTTGGTGATTTTAATTTTCATCCGCGATCATTAGTGCTCTTTATAGTTAACAACCCCAAAAGTTGTAACTGATGCCGTGATTGGGGTTCCACACAAAATAAGTTGGTCGCTTACTCCCGCAACTGTTGAGCCCAACACACTTAAAAAGTCAAGTGCGAAATTGTCTGATGCGTAAATTGAGTCCACTCTGATTATCTGACTAAACAAGACTGTCCCCTGAGCTGTGACCGTGATCGTACCGTTTCCATTGGCCTCTTGTGCTGCTGAGTTAGCTACGTCAGAATAAGTCAATCCTGCACTTAAGGTTGGGTTGAGTTGGACTGTGAGTAACAAGACATCGTTGTTTGAGTTTACATAAGAACTAACACTCGTGAGTTTCACGTATCTATCAAGCTGCCCTGACTTCAATCTGATTCCTTTGATCGGATAAGTCGTACCTACGCTTGCTAGTGTGATTCCTGTCACCCCCGCGTTGACACTTCTAATCTTACCTCCTTCGTTAATTGACCCTTCTGTGCTTACCTGAGAACAAACGTAAGTCATTGACCCAGTTGCCGATGTAGACACACTCTCCAGCCAAACTCCATCTTTGTTGGAGTCGTAAGGAGCAACGATGTTACTTGAGAAGTATCCCACTCTTTTCGTGGTGGTGGTTCCGTTACTCCGTATTTCATACCGAACTGGTTGGTTTGGCGATTTAAACATGATGTTGGCCACGCTACCTGCGATAGTCCTTACGTCCACAGGAATAAGCCCGTTGGCCGTGGCTACGAAAGTTCTAAGTACCGCTCCGCCTAACCACAGAAAGTCGAAAACAATCACGTTAAACTTGGACCAGTCGTGTCCTGGCAACTTATTGACGTTCCACGAGGTCTGAGCGACCCTAAAAATGTCCGTTCCGTTATTTTGAACAACTAAGGAAACTGTGCCTTCGAAGCCAATTACCGTCATCTCAATCTGTTGAGACTTCCCTGAGAAATAAGGATGTTTTTTTTTGGACTGACGAATTAAGTATTGGTTGGCCGCAACACTCATCGAATAAGTGTTGTTCGCCCACGTACCTGTACCAGTGCCGACGTTTTCTAACAATAAAGGCTCGTCAGCGTCCAGCGTTTTGTAGTCACCTAACGTTGTTAATTGAGAAGTGCGAAGTCGTGCTCCTGCGTCGAGTGAGAACGCTTGCGGTGAAAGCACTTTGGTTAACCCTACTCTTAATTTGTCAATGTTATCCATTTTTCAAAAATTTAGCCAGAGCTCTGGCGGTCATTAAATCTGCGTCCAAAGATAAAACCTTTTCCTTAATCTGCAAATTTAATTCAAGTCTTTCTTTCTCGTCGTGCCATTTACTTAGGTCGGTTATTATGTCTGACTCCTTAATGAACTCAGAATGACCCTTTTTTGGGCCGTGCTGGTAAATAACCGATAAGTTGTCTTTGTACGTTCCATTGAAGAGAACCGAGATTAGATCTCCATCCTCTTCAATGTATAGTGTGTCGCCTAGAAACATGATGCGATGTAGTTTTTACATTCTTCGAGAGTGCCTTTGTAAATTGCATCGTCGCCATGGTATACAGTCCAAATGTCTAGCCCGTGATACCCGCCAATGATGTCCACTAAATTGCCGAATGAATAAATACCTTCACCGGGTTGGGTAATCAGTGACAAAATGAATTCTTTTTTAATTTCGTTCATCCGGGCTTCGGCCCATTCTTTGGCTTCCTGTTTGGTGTCAGAATAGCTAGTTAGTGAACTTGACGCTATTAGACAAATCCACCCCGCTTCCGACTCTCTGATCGTTGCGCTTATCATTGGCATGAGAAGTGCTGATCCGTACCTGGTTTTCATTATATAAAAACGGGTTATTCCTCAGCCCGGGAGTCGACTATACAGTAGCATCGACCGAACCTGTAACAATAACTTTAGCAGTCGCCGCAATCAGTGGCGATGTGTTCTTTTTTAACTACAAGTGATGTACGCAAGCAATATTGGAATACTAGCTATTTACGGAGCTTTTGACGACGATGGAACTGCTGCGTTAGGTGGAGTCCCTATCGGTGGTTTATATTATTCAATTTACGATGGGCTTTTAAGAATTAGACAAGCATGAGAAATATATTAATCTTAATTATTTTCTTACTCCCTTTGTGCGCCTCAGCTCAAATACTTAGAGCTTACGGGGTTATCGAGGTTGGGTCACTCCCAACTTCTTCGGCAACTGGCCCAAAATTCGCCTATCGCCCGGCTGATTCGTCTTTCTACCGATGGGTTTCAGGTTCGACGTGGGTCAAAATAAATGAACCGGATACTCTTTACTTAAAACAACTCTCAAGCACAACAGCTTTAGTTGACGGAGATACTATTGACATCTCAACTTATCTCCTTAAATCTGACACCAGTTCTATGCTTGCTGCTTATATTAAGTTAGTTGGCTATGGACTGATCAAGACAGGACAAACTATTCGAGTAGACACTACTTCTCCTAATGGGTTAGCTACGAGATTGTTTGCTAAGACATTGCCCACTACAATTGCCGCAAACTACATTGCTACCTCAAATGGCACAAACCTGGTTGCAAGGAACTTATTCGACAACAACACCTATGCAGGGGTGATCTCAAGACCTTGGAAATTTGGGGAATACACCACAGCGGGGCTACCCACAGGGGTAACCGGGTATCACGTTTATAACACGACAATTGGCGGCCCAGGATGGTACGACGCAACACGGTGGAATTATATTCCCAAGGCCGTAAAAAGCGCATTCACATCTACCTATATCCCATTTACTAATTCATCGGGGCAATTCGACGAAAATGCGAATCTAGTTTGGGATAACTCCACGGTGCTTGCAGGAGGCGGTGGAACTGGACAAATGAGAGTTGGGGGTAGTAACGACGGGGGTTATGGTCGCGTTTTTATTAATGGCCGCGTGTCTTTTCGTCGGGAATTTATTATGGATCGATCGGCAGGTGGGTTTGGCGCATATTTTACAATGCTGCAACGAAATTCAGGGGAGAGTGGAACTTTCTCGACCGCTACCGGCCTTACTGGACAAGCCGAATTGTACACCTATAACGCGCCGCTTGTAATAGGAACGTTTAGTGGCGGTTCATCATTTGGGCGATTCGCTATTGTTACGGGTCGGGTGAACCGAATATTTATAGATGAAAATGGGCTGATAAGTATGGGGATTACAGGGGGAGGCGTTGTAGCTTCTACTCGATTAGGAGTAATTGGTACTGGTACTGGTGGAACTACCTATACCGCGAGGTTTGATAATTCAACAGGATCGAATTACGGTTTTAACTTGCAAGATGATGGTCGGGCAGCGTTTGGTCAATTAGGAGGCGATGCAAGTGCTAAAGTAACTATAACTAGTACCACTCAAGGGTTTCTCCCCCCACGTTGGACATCCGCACAAAGAACAGCTATATCTTTACCTGCAACTGGACTATTTGGATACCAAACCGACGCAACGGAGGGATTGTATGCAAAATATGCGAGTGGATGGAAAAGGCACTTAGTTGAGGGGGATGTACCAACCGTAAATATTTATACAGGTGATGGTACTTTCGGTGCTGGAAGAATTGGAACATTGACAGATAGCTTTAGAATTAGGTTTGGCAGCTCTGATTTGTTTCGCCTAAAATCTAACGGCGTTGCGCATTTTAATATGCCAACCGAAAACAACTCTTTTGTTATTACCTCGACACCTAACGAAAATTACAATAATTACAGGGGTAATGTATTTCTTGTAGGAACGACTAGCGATGGAGATACTACGACCGGAATTCGTAGAAACAATCATGAAGCTAGTTACTTTAGCGGAATGAATTTAGTTGAGGGTGGAAATAGTGTTTACTACGACGCTGTGGCTGGATACGGTAATATAGTTAGAGGAAATGTGCCTGGAAATATAATCTTTGGGATTTATAATACGATAAACAGTATAGGTGAAGTAGGAGCTTATGGAAGCTTTAATACTATTACTGGTAGAAACACAACTGTAATTGGCCGAAACAATACTGTATCTGCGGACAACGGTTTTGTGGTAGGTAGATTTAATACCGTAACACAGAATAATGCTTTTGTATATGGTACGAATATCGCCACTACAAATTCAAGCTTACACGGATTTGGTGTACTTACTCCAACTGAAAAAATTGATGTAGGTGGAAATGCTAGAGTAAGAGGATTTTTACGTGTCGACGGAAAGTTAAAAGTTGGGTCAGATTCTTCTTTTGTACATGATCCAAACGTAGACAGTACTTATATAAAAGGAAATACTAAAATTCAATCAGGAAATTTAACTATAGAAAAAGTATCAGGAACACCGTACTTAAATATAATTGCACAAGCCACAAGTGGAAACCAAGAGGCTGGGATATACCTTAAATCCAGGGGTCAGTTTTCGCCGATCATTGAATTCGATGCAACCGCATCAACGTCATCAGGAAGGTCATTGCCTTTTTACAACTACAATACATCGAGGGGTGGTTCTCAGGTTTTTGTGATTGGTTCTGAGCCTGGACAATTTGGAGCTAGAAGTTATGGTAGGTTTAGTGTTTTTGACACGCTGACTACCACAAGGCGGTTTAGCTTTTTTTCAGATGGAACAGCTATATTTGATAATTACAACTCTTCTGGAGACTTTGTCCCCTCAATAGTAGGAGAAGCTCCAACAGACTTCTTTCTCACAAACTCAGCATCTACCGGAAAAGTAATGCAACGTAAGATGCGTCAAACTACTTCTGTAACAGACAGCGACTTAACAATCACAGCGAGTAACTTACAAGACGCTCAAGATTATCATGTATGGGCTACTTGTTCAATCTCAGCTTCAGATTCAGTAGTTGTATCACTTCCTACACCCTCATCTACTTATCAAGGTCAAGTGGTTTACGTGTATGGAGATGGTAGAAATGCAACTCCTGACAGAGATGTGTATGTAAAATGTACTGGTAAGTTGTGGTACGGTAACTCAGCTCCAACAGCAGAAAGTTATTTTCAAGTAACCTCTCTTAGCGGAGGAATAAACTCAAGAACAGCAGCATTCATCTGTGCTTATAATGGTTCAAATTATTATTGGCAATTAATGAAATCACATGACTAAGTATCTATTGTTTTTGATTCCTTTTTTCTCTTACGCTCAACAAGACTCCATTGTTTACTCAAAAGGAGTTCGTAAGAACAATGACTCAATTTGGTATAAGGAAACTTTTACTTATGTCGGCGACTCGATTGAGTATAAGAAATACCCATGGACTGACTTTGATTCTTTAGTCGTAAACACCCTTGTCAACGAACGGTACGACGCTTCGCTTCAGTATCGTCAAGCTAAACTTGCGTGGGAAAAACAAGAGAAGTCTTATTTGATGAGACTTCGCCAACCCACAAGACAATTAAATGATTTGTTTAAAAAGAGCCCAGATGGACCAAAGGACACCTTAAAAGGCGACTGGAAACTAAACGGAGTGACAGTGACAATTCGCAACGATAAAATCGGAAACAAAAGACTAACTTGGTATTCTCAAGATGTGTTTGAATACAACAAGGAAATCTTCTTCCGAAGAGGCAAGCGATGGGTGTCTGATAAATCAATTTTGAACAAATAGTTGCAAGTTAAATAATTTGTTACTATTTTTGTTCCATGGAGATAAGACCAAGACTTTATTACGGCTCTGACACTGAGCTGAAAAGAAAATGGGAAATTCTGCTTGAAAAAGCAAGAGTCGACGGCCCTGCCTCTCTTTTATTCGAATACAACGATGGAGAGACAATTTTCGAAGGCCCATGCAGGACGGCTGACGATTTGATGAGGTATCATAAAGTTGATCCGCGAAAATACCTTGCTCGTCCTTTAGAAAGCACGTATTGGGAAACGGCTATGAAGAGCCCGGATGGACCAATCACGGTTCAAAATCACCGGCTAAAGATTAAGGTCGTTCCTAGGCCGATGGAAGTAGAGCAGTTTAAAGAATTTGCTGAAGGGCTGCCGAAGTATGAGGCCCCAGAAGTCGGTATTGGAGGAAGCGCGTTAAACATCTTCATTGGTGACGTTCACGCCGGGGCCGTAGGGAGAGATTACAACCTAAAGAAGATCGTTGAGTTGCTTTCGAATATTGCGTTTAAGGCGAATAAGTTCGAAGGGATGGTGAACATAAATCTGCTCGGCGACATATTTGAGTCGATTTCCGGCATGAACCACCCCGACACTTGGAAGAACATCGAGATGCACGGGCCAGAACTAATTAAGGAAACCAGTAAGATTATCGCCAGTTTTCTTAAGTCGATAAACAATCTCTCAAAAGTGAGAGTTGTTGGCGGGAATCACGACCGTTTCAATAAAGACAAGAAGGACGGGAACGACGGTGGAGCAGCGAATATCATTGCCTATATTTTAGAGGTGATGGGGTTTGATGTTGAGTTTGATTCCAATTATTTAGTCTACGACTGCGACGGCATTCGTTATATTCTTGAGCACGGAGACAAGGGGTTGTCAAAGCAGAACCCATACGAGAAGATTTTCAGACTGGGATCTCAAGATCTATTTAACATAATAATCAGTGCTCATGAGCATACGAGAATAAAAAGCCCGGATGGGCTCAACTATCGTAAAATTACGATAGCGTCACTCATTCCAAACAACGCCTTCGGTGATTCCTTGGGCCGAGAAGGGACGAGTGGATTTACAACAATTTTTGACGATGGGTTCAAAAAGCCTATTGTAACTGATTATACTCTCTAATGGCATCAAGCACCTCCTACACAGTAATCGCTCATTATAGCGACGCATCAGGATTCCTAAATGCCCTGACGCCAACTTGTACTGTCAAACTGACGGACGGGACTGTTGTAGCTTCAGGGGCAATGACGTTGATTGGAGATGGGGATTACAGGCTGACCTTTAGTGGCACGGTCGGGACCGTCTATGTCTGGAAAAGTGACGGAGGAGCCTCTCTGCCGCACTCAATTCGGTATGTCGGTAATTCATTCAAGGAAAACGTAATAAGCTCGGTAGAGATACGGGATGCACTCCTGGAGGACCCTACACCTGGGTTGGCTGCTGCGCGGGATTCGATAGATTATCGGATTCGTCAGTTGGCGTTATTGATTAGTCAAATTTGCCTGAAGTTGGGCATTAAACGTAATGATTATAGATGAAACTAACTAAGGAAGACATCGCCAATGCGATAGAAATGTATAAGGCTGGTTTGTCAACAACCAAGATAGGCGACATAATAGGAGTGGGCGATGAATCCATTAGATACCACCTAAAAAGGAACGGGGTCGACACCAGATACAAGCATAAAATAGCTGAATCTGGCGAGAGCGAGGTGATACAAGCGTATTCATCAGGCAGAACCATTTGTGATGTTGCTAAAGAAAAAGGTGTTGCTGCTAGCGTGATAAAAAGGATTTTGAAGAAGAACAATATAGCGCTCAGAGACTACAATAAGCCCAAGTTCAAAAAAAGCCAATACCCTGACTTACTAAAAGACTACTACAGCGGAATGAGTTCAAGCGATATAGCCAAAAAGCATGGCCTTGATCCGGCTGTAATTGTAGTCACGCTCCACAGAGCCGGGTGTGTATTTAGAGACAATTCTGAGCAACACCAAATGTACACACTAGACCATTCTGTTTTCGACGATAAAAACGAAGACCTGATGTACTGGCTAGGCTTCATTGCCGCAGACGGAAATATCCATGGGAACTGCCTAAATATTACAGCTCACAGCGATGACGCATACCACTTACAGTCTTTTTTGAATTTCTGTAAAAGCACCCATCCAGTAAAGAAGAATAAAAACGAAAATACGCATAAAATAGACATACGGAACAGGAAACTTGCGAACATTTTAATCGAATTAGGAATAACCAGAAACAAAAGCCTGACATTCTGCCCTACCAAAGAAATGCGTGAGTCAACTAGCTTCTGGAGAGGAATGATTGATGGAGATGGCTGTATTTCTGTAGACAAAACGCGCGGATTAAGTCTATATCTTTGCGGCGGATCTATTGATTGCGTCAAGGCATTCGAGGAATGGGTTAAGTCAAAGACGAATTCGACCGCTAATACGTACAAAAGGCCTACTGCTTATTATTTTAGCATAGGTTCAAGGCATGCAGTTAAAATAGTAAATGAATTATATGGAGGAAATCCAAAATACGCGCTGAATCGGAAATACGAAAAAGTAAAACCATTTCTCGTATGAGTCTCTACACGAAAACATACAACCAAGGGCTCACAATGCGCTTGGACGAATATAATATAGCGCTGCCGGATATGCCACCGGAAAAGGAAATGATCAACTGGAGACTGCCAATTAGTCAGCAAAAATTCGCATACGAAAAATTACCGGATTTAAGAACGCTGAATGCGCAAGAATTGGATCACCTATCAGCCGATCAATGGCATAAAAGGGAAAACGGAATTTGGATGCTTATAAATGGCAGGCCAGTAATGATACCTGGGGGGGCGTGGTTCTACTTCAATTACTGGACGACCACGCGCGGCAAGCGACCCGACTTCAGATTAGAGGCGTTGGAGTTTTTTTGGTTCTGGTATCTCCATGTAGAAGTTAGCGACAATGCGCTGGGAGCCCTATTTGTCAAGCCTAGAAGGATCGGTGACACTTGTAAAGCATTGAGTATCATGTATGAACGCGTTACAAGATATTTTAATTATCCAGGCGGGATGCAATCATACACTGATGAAGAAGCAAAAGTGGCCTTCCAAAGGATTGTTCGGGCACACAAAAAAATGCCTTATTTTTTTAAGCCAAAAACCAGCGGAACGCTCAGCGAGGAAATGAAATTTCATCGCCCATCAGAGGTAACTACTATTAAAAAATTAAAGGAACAAAGAGGGGAAATTATCGAAGACTCAGATGGAGAATTTTTAGATTCGTCCATAAGTTATCGGGCAACAGTTAATTTAGCGTATGATTCTCAACAACTTGGACATTATTATTTGGACGAATGTTTAAAAATCGCCAAGTATAAAATGGATATTAGAGCCCAGTGGGAGAACATAAAACGGGTTCTAACGCTCAATAACGGGATGACAGTTTTTGGCCGCGCTATCTTGACTTCGACCGTTGAAGAACGCAATACCAACGATCCTGACAATTCGACAGTCGAAATGGCCGAACAATTATGGGACGACTCAGACCCCAACGATCTCGATGGAAATGGGATGACAAAATCTGGATTACTAAGAATATTCCGCAGCTTCGAAAAAAACGCCCAAATTGACGAATTCGGCTTCCCGAAAATCGAAGAAGCCCGAAGACACCGCCAAAACCGAATAGATACCCTCCTCCGCGACAAAAACTACACCGAACTCCTATCTCTCTACCGCAAAGAACCCGAAACAGTCCAAGAAGCCTTCTCGAAATCAACGACAAACTGCCCACTCCACCCAGAAATGTGTCAAACCCGGCTGAACGAAATCAAACTAGGAACAAACCACGCAGGAGAAAAGGTCGACAACGAGGTAATAATTGGAAACCTACAATGGAAAGGCGGCAAACCAGGAACAGAGGTTGAGTTTGTGAGGTCTAAAGACGGAAGATGGCACTTCTCTCAATTTCCTTTCCGGGAAAACGCCATCTCAAAACGAGGTAAAAAATACCTTCCTTTAAACCAACCTTTTTACAGAATGGGATGTGACCCATTTGACACCGAAGAGGTGGTTAATAAGGGATCAGATGGAGCCTTTACAGTTAAAAGAAAGTTGTACATGCCTCACGAAGATTCTTCCAAATTGAGACTTAATGAGTTAGGAGAAGTCGAGAACGTATGGGACATGAGGACTAACCAATATGTCTGTGCCTATAAGTTTCGCCATCAAGACCCTGAAGACTTTTACAAGGACTTCATCATGACGGCTTGGTATTTTGGGGTGATGGGGTATGTCGAACTTGATAAACCAGGGCTTACTCAGTGGGTACGTAAAAACTACCCAGGGTTTTTACAGTTAGAACCCGAAGACATCATCAACTCAATCGTCACCCGAAACAACCGACGCGAAGGCTCCAAGACCACCAATGCCTTAGTTGGAACTTATGTCGGGCTCCTGTCGTCTCACATATCAAAATACATCTGGGCTGAAAAAATACCCCTTATCATTACTCAGTGGATGTATTTTGAAACAAAAAAACGAACCAAGTTCGACGTCGCCGTATCTACGGGCTGGACTGAGATCGCCGATATGGACGAGGTGAGAGAAAAAGAAGAAAAGAAAACATGGGGCGAGGGAGCCTTCTACAATAATTAACCATGGACTACAGAACTTTATCCGCGCAACCGCGACCAGAAATAAATACACGAGACGAGAAATACGGCCTTGAGATGGCCAAGTATTTCTACGGAAGCTATGCTGACAATCAATGTATGGTTGGTAACGGGTTCCTATCGTACTCTTCAGCGTCCATCCGGGAACTTCGTGATCACGGTATGGGCATCCAAAACATCGAACAGTACCGAAACATCATCGATCCTCCACGCCAAAAAGCAGACCGGAGAGTTTACAACGCCAATATTTCTTGGAGGGTGTCTGATCAGTATCAGAAATACAAGAATATTCTAAAGTCAAAAATTCAAGAGTTAATCCTAACTCCCCGGGTGGACGCCACCTCAAACGACGCCGTTCGCGAACGAGACTTCCTTAAAAACCTCCAGGCGTTAATGGGTAACGAAAACACGAAAGCTTTCGTGGGTGAAGACTACCCGATGCCCGAGACAACTCAAGACAGTTCGGTTTTAGATCAACTCGGAGGTGTTCGACTTGAAAGAGAGATAGTAGCCAAAGACGTGATCGATGTTGTTACCCGCAATTCAGGCATGGAGTCTTTGATTCCGATGTTTGCTGAAGACTTAATTAATATCGCCTTAACTGGCAGTGATTTTAAAGTCATCAACGGAATTGCGCAGTACGTCTACATAGACCCACAAACTTTTATCCTCCCGAGAGACTACCACGAAGACTTCCGCAAAGGAGACTACCGAGGATATTGGGAGTACCAAACACTCGCCGAGCTACAGGCCCAATACCCTGACTGTGATGTTAAAAAACTCAAACAGTTCGAAGGGGTGCTGTGGGATTGGGGCGAAAAGATCAACTACGCTAAATTCGGTAAGAACCCACGGAATGTTAAAACAGTGACAATGTACTGGATTGACGCTGATCCAGAAGTTAAAGTTGTTGGGCTTCGAAAAAACGGAGCTCGGCAGTTTGAGGACGTTACTAAAAAGCAAAATTTCAATCTCTCCGAACGCGCACAAAAAGAAGGTAAGCGAGTTGAGAAATACATCATCCAAAGAATGTATAAATGTGTATGGGCTCCCGGATCTGATCAGGTTTTGGAGTTTGGCCCAGTTGACGTATTGGCTCGTGGTAAAGATAGAATGTACTGGCCCATGACGGTTATTTGTACTCAAAACAAGAGCATTACAGAATCAGTCATGCCATACAACGACGATCTCCAGTTGGATGTTTTCAAACTAAGAGTTTTAAAAGCCAAAATTGCACCTGGACCCCGGATGATTTTGTATAAGGATATGATCATGGATTCTATTTCAATCGGAAGTGACAACTACACGATTAAGGACCTGATCAACCTCTACCAAACAGAAGGTATCATGATCCTTGAAAGAGATGCTGAATTCAAAGACGACCCTTCTTACGGAAAGCCGATTGAGTTTATGGAGTCAGGGGTCTTGGAAGACTTTAAAATTCTACAAGCTTCGATCATTGACAACATCAATAATATAAGAAGCGCCACAGGTATGAATGAACTTGTTGACGGGGCAACACCTGATATGTTGAAAACAGTCGCCATCGGCCTCCAGCAGTCTTCTAACTCAATAATCAGACCTCTTCTTTCGACCTACGTTAACTTTCGTAAGTTGATGATGAAATATGTTGTTTTGAGACAACAACAGGCGGTTCTCGCTTATGGCCCACAGGATTTGGGGATTAAAAAGGATGGGCATAATTTGACTATCGTTAGCGCGGGTCGGGATTTCGCAACTGAAGAGTTTCTTGTTGACGTGGAAATCGAAACGCAAGAAATGAAGAACATGCTCATGCAAAACCTCATGGAGCGCAAAGACACCATCCCTCCCGAGTCTTATATTGCTGTTTTAAGGTGTATTGATCAAGGTGATCTCACCAAAGCTCAAGTTATCATGTTGCTTGCGATCAGCCGGGCTCAACAACAAGCTCACCAGCGCCAGATTGAAATCCAACAGTCGGTTGCTAAAGGAAACGCAGAGGCCGGGGTTGCAGTGGAAGGAGCCCGGATGAATACCGAAAAAGAACGTATTGCAGCAGAGATTCAGTCAAGAATCGCAGAGCTTCAAGCTGAGTTCGACTTCTACGTGAAAAAGCACCCATACGAACTTGAGCTACAAGAGAAAAAAATGGCCATGCAGCACTCGCAAGCACTTGATGTGGTGAACGCCAACAATCAAAACAGACTCGAACAATGAGTTTGGAAATCTAAAACAATTTTATTATCTTTACGCGATGGAACCACAAATTGTTTCAACGGGAACTGAAGGAACTTCAGCCCAGGGCCAAGGGCCTAACTTCGAATTGATCGCCAAAGAGCAATTCGGCTTTGCACCTCAAGAGGTAAAAGAGATGATCTCTCAACTACCAACTTTGCGTGCTCAAATCCAACAGTACGAAGCAGAAAAGCAGATTAGCCCATTCGCTAATCCTTTCGCTGAGAAGATCAACTCGCTCTTTAAAGAAGGAGCCACCCCTGAGCACGTTTTGAAATTTGCTCAGATTCAGAGCATGGACTTTGACAAGATGAATCCAGAGGCATTGATTCGGACTCATCTTCAGTTAAAAAACTCAGTCCTTGACCCCGAAGATATCGAGCTTCTCATTGAAGACAAACTCGGATCTCTTCCCGACAAAGACGAATACCCCGAGGAATACGCTCGTGCCGTAAGAATGCGCGACGTAAAAGCAAAGCTTGAAGCCGAGGAGGCTAAAAAATACCTGACATCTCAAAAGTCGGAACTTGAAAAGATTCAGAATCCAGAAACAGAACAGCGCAGGGCGCTAGAAGCTGGCTGGAATCAGGTCTTAGAAAGCTCGATTAAAGAAGTGCCAGCAATTGATTTGAATATCGAGTTTGAGGATGGCGGCAAATATAGTTTACCGGAAGGCTATAAGCCAAAAATCTCAGCCGAACAAATGACGGCCATTCGCCAAAACGTTCTTAAGTCTCTGGTATCGCAGGGCGTACCGCTTAATGAGGCTGGAATGCAGAAGGCAAATGAAATGGTCAACTTCAATGTTCGGGTTTTGTCTCAAGACGATATTCTCAAAACCGTCATCAGTGACGTAGCAGCTTCAGTTGAACAGGCGATTTACGCCAAATTGAACACCAAATAAATTAAACAAACATGCCATATTTTGCTGGCTCTGGAATTAACGGTGGAACTTACACCGCTCCAGGAACCAATGGGAATGCCAATCCCAATCTTTTTAACCCGGCTGGCGGGGGTGCGACTCAAACTGAGTTGTACAACGACTACGCCCGGCCACTACCCGAGTTGACTGACTTGTTCATGCGCCACATGCCATACCTTGGCTTTCGCATGTACTTGAAGACCTTGGGCTTCACTAAAGGCGTGTCCACCCAAACGGTTGGGCATTATGAGCAACCTTGGAATGACCAAACCTTTACGGTCGGGTCAATCATCACTCCTTCTGCTGGCGCTGGTACAAGCGTTGTTATCGCTCTTGATACCACGGACATGTACGCCGCTGGCGCTACCGTGTCTAGCTCGGCTCGCAAGACATCCCGCCCACGGGTTTGGGACGTAGTTGTTTTGGCTGACGGCACAAACTGTCAGATCACTGCCAAGACTGTTTCAACCGATCCACACCGGATCACTCTTACTCCAAAAAACAGCTCAGTTGATTTGGTTGACAAAATCGTTGCTGGAGAGTCTTATTTCATCTCTCACAACGAATGGCCCGAAGGCTCTGGCTTGCCTGAGACGATTGCAACTCGCACGTTCCGGTATACCAATACCTTCGCAACCATCAAGGAAGCTGTGAAGATCACGGGTACTGAGCTCACCAACAGTGTATACCACGAACAACCCGGTGGCGTTGCCCCTGGCAAGTCTATCGTTCACTCTTTGGACTTCAGCGCAGTTGAGCGTTTTGAAAGTGCCATTGGCAACCTTTATTTGCACGGCCAGCAGTCGAACAACATTTCTGCTGTGATGACTCAATTCAACAACATCGATACCACCGTTTCCGGTACTGAAGGTTTCGTTGAATTCGCACAGACCGCAGGTAACGACGTTGACTACACCACAGGCGCATTTGAGACAGCCGATTTGCAGGCTCTCGCTGACGTTTACTACAACAACCGCGCTTCCTTGAGTGGCAACATTCTTGGCTTTGTGGGTAAAGAGCTGGGTGACGACATCGAAAACGCCTACACCCAAGTTCTCGACCAGAACTACGTGGCTAACTTGGATCGCATCGTTGTTGACGAGATGAAGCCTATGCTGAGCGCTGCAATGTCGAACAACATGGATTACAAGTCTGGCGACTTGACCATCGCTTTCGGCTACCGTGCAATTCGCACCAGCAACATGACCTTCCACCTGAAAAATTTGGGAGAGTTTGCTGACGCTCAAAACGCTGGCGGCTCTGTTTACCAGCACCGCAAGTGGGGTATCTGGGCTCCTTATTCCTTCTACACCGACAAAAACGGCGGAGGCCAAATGGGCTCAATCGGCTACCACTACAAGTCTTTGGACGGGTACTCTCGTGACGTTCGTATGGGTAAATTCGGCGGCGCAGGTACGGCAGGCGAAGGCTCTCAGTACGGCGATCCAGTACATGAATACGATTATGGACAGTCGTTCATGATCCATGAAGGCGCATTTCACATTGCTTGCGGTAACGCAATCACGATGATGAAGCCAACTGCATAGTAGTAAACTTGGGAGGACGCTATTTGCGTCCTCCTTCACCATTTAAAACTTTCTGATGATTAGTTTCACCGGAGAAATCCCAAAGAAGGGATTTGTAGAAGACCAGATGACCTCAGTGGAGGATTTGGCAAAATTAGCAGGCATCGAGATTCCAAGAGGTAAGACTTATTTTGAGCTGAACCCTGATAAAACCTCAAAATCTCAACTGGGCGATCCTCGTTTCGTCGAGACAATCACCCGAAAAATGATCATTGACGGGTACATGAAAGATGCACCCGTAAGAATTGTTCACTATCAAAGCCGAGTTGGCAAGAAGGGCGAATATAAGTATAATGGAGTACGGGTTCGCCTTTTCAACAAGCAACGTGTCCGAACAGTCGACACAAACAGCCCGGCTGGACGCGAGCTTTATTTGATGATGATGCTCCACCCGCACTGCCAACAAAGCCCATTTTACGACAAACGTTATAATTGGATCTGGACAGCAGTTGATTATCAAGAAAGAAGCAAAAAGGCTTCTCTTGACATGGAAGCTAAACATGCAGCCCAAACCGCAATTTTCGCCGCCTCCAATCCGCTATTGATTGCAAAAGGCATTCAAGTCGGCACTCAAGGAGTAAGCGCGAATGACGATTCTACCGCCAAATTAGAGCTAATCAAGCTCTTGGACAAGGTAGGAACAGAACGTTTTGACGCAGCTTGGAATGATCCAGTTACCATGCTGCGAGGCGTAGCCCGGATGACCACCGAAACCGGAGTAGTGTCAGTTCAAAACCGAAACGGCATGAAGCTCCTTAAGTACGGTGACAATGAAATCTTAGAGATTGCACCATCCAAGGACGCCGAAGTCGAGTTTATCAATTACCTCAGGAAGAATCCTGAGTTTTACGAAGAACTTTATAACAAAGTAAAATGACAATAGAGGTTAGGTTTCATGCAACAGGAGTCAACGCTGACAACATCATTGTTACCGTTGTAACTGGATTGGGTGCATCAACAGTCAACACACTGGCGATCACCCGACCCGGCGCGGTAGCTCTCACTATTTCCCCAATTACAGGAGCGACTGCCACTTTCTCGGTTCCAATTCCGCTTGACAGCAACGACGAATACTTGTATGGAACTTACACTTTTAGTCTGACCGCCAACGACCCGGATGATTCAGGGGTCGAGTATGACGAAACAACAACATTCAATTTCCAAGATCTTAGTGGAGAATTATCAGTAGAGGCATACGCCGACGTCTTTATTAAGAAGATAGTAGTAGCAGACAATACCGACTACCCAGACGGTACGGTCAACAAGAGTCTCGTAGTGGTCTCTCCCAAGATTACTGGAGAAACGAATGTGGCCGATATTACGCTCACCGACACCGGGTCCGTCACGATGGTCCGGTCGTCGGGAGTGGCGTACAACAATGTAACTTATCGTGTTCGACCATCAGCCACGTTAGAAACATCAACTATTGACGCCGAATGGGATTTGGGCGGAGTTTATGCCTACGCAGGAGACGACATCGAAGTCAAAGTTTTAGACGACGATTGTGGTTTATTAGATTGTGTACATACAAAGATCGTTGAGATCGAGGACGCCGCCTGCGTTTCAGGCGGGTTCACCGCCCTCCCTACAGGCACTAAGGAACTCTATTCTAAGCTTCAGATGTATCTGTCAATGTACAACAACGCAAAGACTTGTCGTGATGCCGAAAAGACAACCTACTACCGGGCCAAGATTGAGTCTTTAGTTGGAACTTGTAATTGTACGGTTTCAGAAACTATCCCAGAAAATAACACTGTTTATCTCAACGGCAAGAGTGCTTACGACCTATGGCTGGAAGAAGGCAACACCGGAAGTGTTGATGACTTTTTGAACACCCTAAACCCAGTAGGAAATTGGGAACTCGTACCCGAAGCTGACTTCGATCCAGATTTTGAAACAGCCCCAAGTAATCCGCTCCGCTACCGAGTAACCCGAGATGGCATTCAGTTTGCTGGACAATTTACTAGGGTAGCCGAGTCGGATCCCGTCTCCCCATTTACGGTGCTATTGAGTACCTTTGACCCTGGGAACGTAGTATTAAGTGCTCCGATCCCTGTATACTCAGATTCTTTCAGAACGGTAGGGTCATTTTGTAAGCAATCATCAAATTGGGTAGTGTACGCTGATGTAACATTAGCTGGAAATCCATCACGAATTGTTTCAGGCAAAATTCCATGGGAAGGCGTTCTGACTACCCTTGATTACAGTTTTGAAAGAACCTTCACTCCGTTCACCAACGCCGAGATTTCAGGTAATCCGAATCTTAGTTTATCATGGGCCAAGGATCAGAATTTTGTTTATATTAAAGGTTCTTGGGTAGCCTACACGACTCCTGGATCAGGGGGCGGGTTGGAACTAATCCTTCCTGCTGTATTTATTTCCTTGGGCATATACTCCCCAAACACAGGAGTATATGCTACGATCTATGCTAGAGACGGGGCAAATGAATTTGAAAATATCGGGTATGCCGTTTATGATGGAGGAATTACGCTCTATAATCAAGACCCAACTACTTATATGTCTTGGTATACTTATAATCCAGCGTTCTCAATGATTATACCCTTATGATTCTAGTTCAAACGCTTTACCAAGAATGCCAAGACTTGCTCAGAACCCATCAAGGTGGGTATCTGAGCAATGACGAGTTTAACAGGCTGGCAAATCAGGCGCAGAACTACCTTTTTAAAACATTACTGGAAGACTCAAGCGTAGACCGCTACACCAACGAATCACTAAGTCCTTTCCGAAAAGAGGCGACAGTTACGAAATCATCCGGGATCTACACAACTCCCACAGACTTCGCTGAGATTCGAGAAGTTGCAGTTGAATTCATTTTAACATCAGGAGAGACTGAATATCGGCCATGTTATTTAATTACGGATTTAGGGTTGACGATGACCTCTCCGATCCGCAAGCCAACTAAGGTAACTTTCGGCTACACCAAGGACGTCAACTTCAAAATCTACCCAGCTTCAAACGTGAAGATGTTTTTGAAGTACTTTTCAAAACCTGTTCAAGCTGAGCGAAAAGTAACTTATTCAGGTGACGACGAGCTTTATACTTCAACGGGAACGGTCAACTTGGAGTGGAACGAAACCGACAAAAGTATGGTTTTAGACATGATGTTATTCTACGCCGGAGTGGCGGCAAATATGCCTGACATCGCCAATTGGATACAGTTAAGAAACTCGTTTGTTCAATCAGAAAACAAAGACTATAAAGCATGAAAAAAATCTTATTGTTAGTTGCTTTTTTGTGCATCCATATGGTTGCCTTCTCTCAAACTCCTGAGCCTTTCCCTGTCTGGGGCAAGGACTTGGTGAAGTTTATTGCTGCTGTGGCAGTGTGGGCATTCAACAACTGGGACGACGTTCTCGGATTGTTTACGGCTGTGCTTGTTGCGCTTCAAGCCTTCCTTCGGATCATCCCAACCAAACACAACTGGGACTTTATCTCACTGTGGATTGAGTGGCTCGATAGCCGGGTTCCAAATAAAACCGAAGATGGCGGTGTATTTAAAACCACAACCACCAAGCAAGTAGACAAATGACCAAAGCTGGATTGATCGAACTTGTATTGCTCCGCGTTTCAGGCGGCAAGCTGAGCACTGATATTGTTGTGCGCCGAGAGGACATAGCTTTTATGCTTCCCGCCGCTTATAACCTAGTGTTGACTGACACCGAAAAGGAAGATGCGATGATGAAGCTCCGTGAGTTTCGTGCTCTCGGCCCAACCGTCCTAAATCTATCAACCTGCACTAGCTCAATCTTAACTCCGGTTCAAGGCGATCCTTATTATTATATGACCCCAACCGGAGCGAATGACACCGGAAATTGGGTGGCCCGGGTGGCTCCTAAAAACGGTGAAGAGTTCATCAAAGTTCGGTCAGCAAGTGATGCTCAAAGCATCGGCTTTCCAGTTCCTATTTTCTGGACTGAAGGCAAACGAATTTACATTTACAATCAACTTTTGAACTGTCCTCTACGGGTAACGTACAACATCGATCCATTTTCACTTGAAGACGATGAAGACATCCCATTCCCGGATGGCGGCGAAGCAAAAGTTATCGAGTACCTATGTGCTCACTTTGAAAAACAACGTGGAAATCCGACCGATTACAAGGAGAACGACCACGATGTCAAGCAAAATACTAACTAATGGATATTGCATCTCGCGTTTTCTCCGCGTCAGCCAACTCGGCCAGCGGAAATTTGCGCCAAGACTACTACACCGTTACTATCCCGGTAACAGCAGTCTCGGGCACAAGCCCAACCCTTGCTTTCGAGGTTCAGGAATTTTCTGATCGCCTCAACGCATGGACCACTACGTACATGTTTCCGCTGATCAGCGCGACTGGACGTTACACATCACCCACTCTAAAGCGCAGCGGATCTCGTGTTCGCTACATTCAGACTTTAGGTGGGTCAAGTACCCCAACGCTGACCTTCTCTGTTTCATTGCAGAGCGCACCAGCAAACGACAAGCCAGGGTTTACGACTCAGTTGATCGACCGGGCGCTTACCGTAAACACGATCTCAAGCACCACTTCGGCTCTTTACACCAAAGGCGCAAAGAGTGTCCAGATGGTTGTTCGGATGGGTGCCATCACCACTACTGCACCACAGTTTACCCTTCAGGGAACATTGGACGGCACAAACTGGTACAGCCTTGGCTCAGCTCTGACTTCAGTCGCCAGCTCAACTGTTCAGTTGACCGTTAACAACATCAACGCCGACCGAGTACGAATTAACACGTCGACCGCAGGTAGCGGCGCAACACTTGGAGAAATTGTTTTGAGAACATTCGAACCATGACCATTGACCGACTTGTTAGAGATTTGATGGCCACCATGGCTAATCAAGACGCTTATTTGCCACTCATCCGTTGCGTTACTCGCGCAGCGGATGAGCTGTTCTCATTTGGCGGAGCACATAAGACCAAAAGTCATATCGGAGACGTAAAGGACAATATGACCCTTTCTCTTCCGGGCGACTGCATGAAGATTTTTAAAGTCGCCAAAGTTTTCTTTATAAACGGAGAGCCGAGGTGTTATCCGCTGGCCCAGGAGAAAAACTCATTGTTGGTCGATATAAAAAAGCCAATGTGCGTTCAATACACAGACACGGCTATAGATGTGAACCAGTCGGCTTTTTACGAATTCGGATTTTATTACTACCCATATTACTACGGTGAGTTCTACGGCTACAACCAAACAAGATTTTTTGGGTTGTATGATCACGACGAATCAGACAACAAATTATACTTATTTACCAATTTTTGCGTATCTTCAGGCGATCAAATTGCAGTGACTTACAAGAGCACCGAAAACGGTTATTCGATCTTCCCAGACGAAGCGGTTTCTTTTTTACAGCAACGAGCTTTGATGTATTTTTGGGAAAATGCCGATCCTAATAAGTCAATGATGTTTGAGAAGAGATCAAGAGACTCTTATAAGAGATACAAAAGAAACAAGCTCAACATGCCTTACGAGGAATGGGTTGACGCAATTACTTCAGGGTACTCGAACAGGCCAAGATGAGATTTATAAACCAAGACATCAATCCACATCTTCTCAAAGAAGATTACGTAACAGCCAGGAACATCCGCAACGGTGTTGGCTCTGAGCTGGGTGTCGTGGTTCCATCTATGGGTAATGAACTTATTCCTTATTCGCTTCCGGCCAATGCAGAGTGCATAGGAGCTTTTGAGAACCGACTTAACAACGAGGTGATCTATTTCATAAAGGGAGACCAGGATCGTATCTGTCGTTTTAAAGACGGCTCAATTGAGACTTTAATCTTCGGGGACTTAGGGTTTGACCAACGAGTTCACTCTTGTGTTTTTGTCAAGGACTTATGTTACTTCACTGACGGGAAAAACGGAGTCGGAAACCCGCCAAGGAAATTCAACATTTCAAAGGCTTCTCGAAATAAAACTTTAACTTATCAATTAGACATTCCGATTACATTTAACGGAGGACTGGTCAACTTGATCATAAAAAACACAGCCGGGGTAACTCAGTCGACTAATCCCCTTTTAGTTATCGCTCCTTCGACTCCACGAGGGACAATTATCGCCGATCTCACCTCGGCTCTTTCAGCTTACTCTATAACCC